GCCTGTCTGTGAAGCTGCCATTAAATCATATAAATCTAATTTTACTTCAATCATAACAACCAGTTACCCTCCTGGTCTTTGCAGTACGAAGCTACTATTGGTTTATTGTTGTAAATATAAAAACCCCAAATCTGATCGTTACCCTCTTTAAAATTTGGATTGTCATACCAGGTTGCTTTGCTTTCAAATGCTGCATCACAATCTGTAAAATTATCTATTTTAATTTTTTCGTAATTTATTCCTTGAGCTGTAAGTAGTGCTAAAATTAAAAAGGCTTTCATTTAGCAGTACACCTTTTTATTAAAGTTAGTAATTTAGGATTTTGTAAAAATACTTTAGAGAACTCAGATCCTATAAAACTTGCTACACCCTCCTCACCAAGATTCTTTAAACGAATCTGTGATTTGTGAGCTATCATGTGTGCAATTTCATGCAGTAAAGTGTCTAGCAAGGTGATATTTTTAATATCTTCCTGGATAGCTATGATTGATTTGTCTGTATCGTAGTAACCCCAAATATTGTCTTTTTTGGCGTCTTTCCTAGCTAATTTAACGATTTTTACCTTAAAATTTCTGTATTTAATGGAGTTTAGAATCATTACTAAGTCTTGTTATAAATAAAATTATATTATGTTGCAATTTATATTTGTTATAATATACCTATAACACAATGGTAATAGACAATAATAAAGGGAGGTGTTATGGTGTTTGATATAACTGGTAATGTTGAACAAATGTTCCAAAAAGAAAAATTAGAAGAATTATTAAAAGTTCATAATGTATCTAGAGATCAAGTTTTAAGAGATACACTTGGCAAGAACGTAAAAGATTTTAACAACTGGAAAGTTAAATGGTCTAGGCTTGTAAATAAAAAAGATAAAGATCCTAGTAATTTTGGTTTGTTAGAATTTTCTACACTTTTAGCTAAATACTTTAATGCTAGAGGTAAAGTTGATGAGCCAATTATATCAAACACTTATTTTATAACTCAAGATACTGTTATTTATGGTATTGGTGAATTGCAATTAAATGGTCAAGTTAGAGTGTGGTCTAAAAAAGAACAAAGAAAATTAAAGGTTGTAGAGAAATGGAGAGGGTTTAATTTTATTATGTTAAAATTAGGCTCAACAAGAGGATCACTTCGTTATTTTAAACCATTAAAAATTATTGAAACTGAAGCTTTATATTCTATGTCTATTGTTAGAGAAAAGAAAACTAAAAAATTATTTGTTGGATATTTAATACCTTTATCTAATGGTAATTATGATGTGGTTGATAAATCTACAATTACTGACGAAACAATATCAGTTATGGCTCAAAATATTCAAGTTGATGCAGCAGCAAAATTTATGGCAGCAAGCTTTCCTAACAACAATCAATGGGTGTTATAGATAATTTATAATACTGTTGCAATTATCATATAATAACATTATAAGTTATTCATATGACGAATCACCCTAAAATTTTAGGAGATTGCTATAAAAAATTTGGATTAGAACACACATCCAAATCCACTGCTTGTCTTAAACACTCAGACAGATTTTTCAAAAAAGTATTATTTCCAAAAGAAACAAAAAATTTAAACAATGCAAGTTTTCAAGGTGGTACAATTATTCATAAGGTTGTTCAAAAAGTTGTTACAAGTAAATTAAGTTTAGACGAAGTAATTAACAGCGATGAGATTCAAAAAGATATAGATGCCTACTATCCATTTAATGACAAAGATAAATATAAGTTTAAGTTTATTATTAAAAATTTAAGAGCAACTGCTGAAAATCATTTAAAAAATTTAGAAGAATTAGAACCACAAAAATTTAAAACAGAACTTGAGTACACTGCTTGGCTACCCAATGTAGATACTTATTGGTTAATGTATTTAGATTTGGTAGGTGAAAAAAACTTTGGTGACTTAAAAAATTGTTTTGGTTCAGTAAAATTAAGTCCACTTAAAAATCCAGATAAACCAATTAAGAAAAAAGATGGCAAACCAATAGATAACAGAATTGATGATTGGACTTACACAAATGTTAAAGTTCCAACTAGACCTTACTACAGCGATGTTATGCAAATTGCTTTGTATAAAAACTCTTGCCAGCTACCACCCTTTTTAAGTTATGCAAGTAACACAGACAGAAAGTTATTTACTGAAAATAATTGCGATGAGTTAAAACAAGAGAACTTAGATCAATCGTTAAAAGTTCTACTTGTTTATGAAAAGGCTTGGCAAAAGAAATTAGAAATAGCTGATGGTGATATAGAGAAGTTAGCCTGGCTTTGTGTACCTGATGTTTCTGATATTAAAAAAAATACTTTCATGTGGGAAAATGTTCCTGAGGAATACAAACAAAAATTTTTAGATATTTATGAACTTTAAAACATTAATTGCACACTACGATTCTTTACCAAAAGATCAGCTTATACAAAAGCTAGTAGATAAAAATGCTTTGCTGCTTAAACAAGAAAATGAAATCACCAGGCTTACCAAAGAATTAAAAGACGTTAGAGAAATAGAACAAGATCACAAACAATTAAATGGAAACTTACAAAAAGAACTAGACAAATTAAGGGAGAGAAAATGAAAACTTTACAGGAAGCTATAGCTCAATTTAAAGCAAGTATTAAAAAAACAGATTATGAAAAAGTAAAAGGCAACAGAGATTATCTTGGTGTTGCTTACCGATTAAAATTTTGTAGAGAATTTTTTGGTGAAAGACTCCAAATACTTACTAAGAGTGTTGAGCTATCTAATGGCTCTCATAAATTTATAGCTGAAATTTTTATAGATAATAATTGTTTAGCAGTTGGTGAGTCTAAGCAAATGCACAATAAAGAAAAAGATTTTGAAAAAACTCAAACTGTAGCAATTGGTAGAGGATTAGCTTTTCTTGGATTTATGGGTGATGAGATTGCATCTAAAGAAGAAATGGATCAGTTTTATAGAACTGATGAAACTATTGCTGAGCCTAAAAAAGAAAAAACTGCTGCCAAAAAAATTCAAAAAAATGTCAAGCAAGTTGCTAACGATTGGATTGAACAATTAAAAACAGTTGCTGAGCATTGCAAAACACAAAATCATTTTGAAAAAAATTTAACTCCAATCAAAGATAAATACAAAGAGGATTTATTTTTGATAGCTACTGATCCAATTGAGCAGTTAAGAGTTGATACAGAATACAACAAACTAAAATCACAAATACAAACAAGAGGTACAAATGGCAGATAATAATTACGATAACTCAGGTGCAATGTGGAAAAGACAAGCTAGGGATAATGATGATCCTGGTAAAAAATATCCACACTATGAGGGTAACTTAACTATTGGTGGTAGCAAAAAAAAAGTTGCTGCATGGTTAAATGTTGAAAAAACAAAAGATACTCAACCTGACATCAGTTTGAAAATATCAGACTTCATGGAAAAAAAGGATTAAGTTATGGAAAGTAAAAACCCTCCTCACTATCAAAAAGCAATACAAACTTGCGATGCCATTATGAGTCAAATGACTCCAGAAGAAAACATCGGCTTTTTGAGAGGATCAGCAATGAAATACTTATCTAGGTTTGGTGCTAAAGGAGGGCAAACACTAGAGAAAGCAATTATGGATTTAGAAAAATCTAATTGGTTTAACCAGAAGTTAATTAACTATTTAAAAAGTCTTGCAAATGATGGCAATGACTTACGAAGCAATACAACAAATGTGACTAATTTATTTGAGGATAATAAATGAAGATTAGAGATGGTAATGGCAATGGTCATATTTACCTTAGCCAAATTAAAAAGGATGTGCTGAACTTTATTAAGCACTTTATAGAAACTTATGACTATGCTCCAACCTATAAAGAGATTGGTGAAAAATTTCAATTTACTAGAGCAAGAGCTGGTGCTTTGATTGCAGAGTTTCGTAAGTTAAATTTGATTAGCAAAAGCAATCAGGCACATAGAAATATTGCCTTATCAGATAAGCAAATAAAATTAATTCCAACATTAAAAGTTAATAAAAGTTACTCAACAATGGAGTTCAGAAAATGACTAAAGTTTTAAAAGAAAGTTTTTATGAAGCAAACTTTAGAGTTGATGAAGAATTTGACAATGCAGATTTAGCTGCAAAATCAAATAGCCCTAGCGATAACGCTAAGGTTACTGTTCTTGATTTAAAATTAGATAAATCAAGAATTAAATTAACCAAAGATGAGGAGTCTAAGGATGGCTTTAAGTAAAAGTAATAGTCTTACAAGACGTTACCAAAAACTTGAAAAGTATCATGCTGAGATTATGAAACCAGCTAAGTCTGGCAAACCAAGACAGTGTGTTCATTCAAGCGTAGCGTTCAAAAAATATGTTAAGACTTTTAGGCAGATATGCTTGGTAGAAAATGAGGATGCCAAGTTTATGTATTCGCCTTAATAACTGATGTACTTAAAAGTTGTAAAAAACTATAGGCTTGGAGTCTGTAAAAATTAAGGAGAGAAAGATGTCAAACAATAATACCAAATCAGATTTTCAAATTTTGGTTAGTAAATGTATTGGTAAAAAAATTAAAGAGGCAAGATTAAATTATGAAATATTAGTAGATCAATTTGATAAAGAAACTCAAATGGTTTTAAAGAAACCAATTAAAAAATTATGCACACAAACTAAGTTAGCTAAAAATATTGGTGTTACTTTTCAGCAAGTACAAAAATATGAAAAAGGTAAAAATTTAGTTAGTACAGATAAATTACTTTTAATATGTGCTTTTTTTAGAAAGCCATTAGCTTACTTCTTACATGAAGCAATAGAATTAATGAGGCAAGACACTTCTCTCACTAATAACCCAATAGCTCCCTCTTTAAATGAGTTTGGGGATAATACATCAAGTAAGTGTCATTAAAAATGTGAAACTATAAGAGTTGATCTCATGCTCTTATATTTATTTGTTGTGATGAGGGGGAGAGAAATCTCCCCCTTTTTTTTATGTACTTCGTTATTTGGAAACCAAAAGATAAATTTACTAGCTTTACTAATGTACTGTTTGCAACTGAAAAGGCAGCTACTGAATTTATGGAAAAAAATAAAAAACGTAAAATTGAATTTAAAGTAGTTCCCTATGATAAAGAGAACTACGATAAATATTGGTATAAGTAATTATTGTTTCTTTATATGTTCTTGAGCATCCTTTTTATTAATAAAGAATTTTTTAGTAAATAATTCATTATTAACTTTTTTTAAAAAAACACTTAACTTGTATTTCTTGATAGTTTTACTTCCATGATTTACTCTATAAACATATAGATCATTTTTAATTGTCATAAGATTTAATTAAAGTGTTTGTTTTGATAATCTAAATCTTCAACAGAATTATCGTTTTGTTTGAATGGCTTGATGTAATTCTCATTAACAAAGTTAATATCCTTATCACCAAGATCCCTAGCTAAGTCCAAAGCATTACCTTTATGCTTTTTGGTATATGCCCAGTAGGTAGCCATATAATGCCTAAAGAAGTACGATTTTCTTTTTATGGGTAACTTTAGTCCATTCTTAGCTAGAGCCTTGTCCAGGTGGCTTATAAGCTGTTCTACGCATATAAAATTACCCCTACTATTAAGAAACAAGTAATCCTGGTCTACAGGCATATTATTCATGTAATCCTGGATCTTATCTTTTAGGCTAGTAGAAATAGTAAGAGTTCTAACACCGCTATCAGTTTTAGTGCTACCAATTACTTTGCCTTTTTTAACTGCCTTATCAAATAGAATAGTAGGTATATTTAAATGAAACTTAAAACTATTCCTATTTAAAGCTCTGGCCTCACTGGGTCTGCAAGCAGTTTGCAGCATGATCTCAGTAATCAATTGAACCTGAGTATTACTAATATCGCTAACAAGATTAGACACCATATCTAATGACCAGGTATTAAAGTCTATTACAGGCTTCTTTTTACTTCTAACTACTTGCACAGAAACCATGTAGTCCTTGTCCTTACATACGTTTTTAGACAATTTAGATTGTGGTGGATTGACCTGGTGCTGCACAATGTTAGTTAAAACATTAAAGATTTTTCTTCTAGTACCATTATCTAAATTAGTATTATTAACTAGATAAGATACAAAATCATTAAGCACAGAGTCGGTTAATAATCTTAAATCAATATTACCTAGCTTAGCAATGATGTGATTTAGGTATTGGCTAGTGTACTCATCAATTGTGTTCTGACTAATAGCCTTAACATTTTTACCATCGTTAAAGTCTAGCTTTCTTTGGTTAAGACTTCTGTAGTATTGCTGCCAAGCTTCAGATAAAAAGATTTGCGATGATGATGTTTTTTCTAAACCTATCTCATCTACTTTCTTTTTAGCTAGAACTTCTACAACACTCTTAGTTTTACCAGTTATAAATTTAGGCTTACCATCTACACCAAAGTATGCCCAACGCCATAACCTTTTTGTTTTGCCATTAACTTTCTTACTTACTGATCTGATTGATAGACTCATTTTCTTTCTCCTCTGTTAAACCTAAATGTTTTAATCTCTCTACATTGACCTGGATGTCCTTTTGTTCAATAGGTTTATCTTTTTGATTTTCTAACTTTTCTTTTTTGTATTTACTTGGGTGCTTAAAAACAAATGTCATGCTTTCTCCTCTGCTAAACAAATTTAATTTTATTAACACATGAGTCTAAGTAAATACTTAAACCTTTTTTGTATAAAGTATGTGCCTCAACATCTTTAGCAAGAGTCCAAGCTTCACCAGGTACAGTGTCAAATTCTTTTAAAACTTTTACAATACCTTTCACAGTTTTTACAGTTCTGTGCTTTCTATCTTGTAAGGTATGGTAGTTTATACAAAATCTAACATTACCATTATTAGCATCAACCCAATGTAAAATTTGTTTTTGTGTTTTTTCATCAATAAATTTTTTAGCTTCATCTATTGAAGAACAAAATTTTACAACTTCATTATTTAAGTAAATTAAAAAATCTTTACCAAAATAATCTGCTGGTTTTATTTCATGGTTTTTATATATCATTTTTCTCTCCTATATTTATTAAGTTATAATAGTGTTATACTATACCGCTAACATTGTTACAAGCATAATCAATTGGTAAATTACCCTTATTTTTCCTAGCTAATAAGCTGTGGTATAAAAAAGGTATAGCA